TAGATGAAGTGGTCCCGCGGGGCTTCCACGAGCCGCTGGCCGTCCTCGCTCGCCATGGTGAAGAGCGGCTCGTCGGAGCGGCGCTTCATCTGCAGGGCGGCCACCACGTCGTAGTCGCTGGCCGTAGCGTACGTCAGCATCCGTGGGACGGCGTCGCCCTCAAAGATGGTGTCGTAGTCGAGCGTCAGGATCCACAGGGGCGGGGCCTTGGGATCCTCGTCCAACTCAATCATCTCGGTCAGCACCCGCTCGAGGCACTGGCCCCAGAAGGCCCCCTCTAGCCGCACTGGCGAGATGCCGTAGGGGATGAGCCCACGGGGCCAGCAGAACATATGGTCCTGCCAGCCGAGCCTAGGGACCGACATCGCGCACATCACGCGAACCGGCCCGGAGCCTGTGTCCAATACGGCAGGGTTAATCCCTGCCACCGGTGACGCCGCGCCCACGGCATCCTCCTTTGGTTGGAGAATCGTCAATCAGCCAGAACTACTTGACCACCAGCGTGACCACGTTGGCGTCAGCTGCCGAGTCCACGCCAGCCTCACCCTTGCCCAGGCGAGCCGCCACGACGACCGTGTTGTTGGTCGCGTTGCTGGTCGCGTCGGAAGACGGCGTGACAGAAACCCGCACGTACCGCCGCAGGTCCTTGGTGGACAGGTTGAACCGAGTCACGTTGACCGTGGCCGTGTTGGCCACGCCAGCCAGCGTGTAGTCGGTGCCCTGCACCAAGCCGCTGATCGCCGTATAGGAACCATCGGTGTCCGAGTGGGCGATAGCCACCACGCTCGGGGCCGAGGTGTTCGCAATCGACCGATAGCCCACGTCGATGCTCACCGCATCGAAGCCGAGGCAGTCGATGGCCACCGTGTGAGTGCCAGCCGAGGCAACGCCAGCGGCAGCGGACAGGCTCACGACGCTCTTCGTGTTCGCTACAGGGTCCATTGTTCAATCACTCCTTGTGGATGTCAGAGGGTCAGAGCTTGAGCGAGACGACCGGGCCGGCGGTGTTGGCGTCGCCGATGTCCGAGGTGACAACATCGAACCGGCACATGGCCTGGAAGTACGTCTGATCGAACTCGATGTAGCGGTCGGTCGAGGCCCGCACCGCGATCTGCGAACGCAGGCCGAAGTGGGTGCTCATCCGCAGGTCGCCGAACAGGGCAATCACCTGGTCGCTCGTCGGGGCCGTCCGCATGCTGTTGTTGAAGTACACCGGGTAGCCCATGAACCGCTGCTCGCTGGCACCGGCCGAGAGCTCGGCGGCAGAGACACCACCGGCACCCAGCATCAGGGGCAGCATGCAGGTGCTGTAGACCTGCGGAGTCACGTACCAGCCCGCCGTCGCACGACTGTAGCTCGGCAGCTTGCCGATGGTCTCGGCGAAGTCATCGACCGTGATGGCCGAAAGATTGGCCTCGCCCGAGTCGACTTCGCCAGCCAGGGTCTCGTTCTCGAACCGCCACTGGATGCCACGGATGCCGCCGTGGGTCGAAGTGCCGTCGCCCGCGAAGCCGGCGTCGTCGATCTTGCGGCTGAGGGCCAGGGCGAACTCCTGGGCGACCAGCCCCGCCAGATCAACGACCGAGTCTTCGATCAGGCTGTTGGGAACGCGGGTTGCCACGCGGCAATCCTTGGTGGACAGCAGCACGTTGTCGGTCGCCATGTCGCTGGCGGTCGTCTCGCTGTTGTCGCTCACGAAGTACGCCGTGTTGCCGCCGGTCCGGCGGGGGATGTAGAGCGTGTTGCTCGACATCGGGATCACGTTGGCCTGCTGCGGGATGGACGAGAACGAATCGACCAGCCGGATGACAGTGGCCGCAAAGGACTCAGGAATCAGCACCCCGCCCTTGGCGTTGTCATTGCTCGACAGCGCCCGGCTTTCGACGTTCCGCTCGTACCAAGCACGATCCTCGGTGCGGCCGAGCAGGTAGCCCCGGATCCAGCGGCCACAGACCTCGGCCTCGTCGGCCGACGCGAAACCACGCACCCGGCCGATGTGCTGCACCTTGCGGGTGACGGGAGCTTCGGGCTCCACGGCCACCGGCTTGGCAGTCGCGGCCACCTTGCCACGGAGCGACGCCACCTTCTCGGCGATGGCGGTCTCGACGGCCAGCCGCTCCTCGAGCTCGGTCGCCTCGGCGCTGAGCTTCGCAACGTCGGCCGCCTGGGCCTCGGTGCGATCCTCAACCTTGGCCAGGTCGTCGAGCAGCGCGGCCACAGCGGCGGCGCGGTCTTGAAGCTTGTTGAGCGAAGCGGCCATCCTTGGCACTCCCGTAGTGGGTGACAGATCCGTGTCTGTCGTTCACGCTACGGGACGAATGGCACTCAGCCATCAAGGTTGTTTGTACGGTACAAAAGACCGACGCCACACATGCAGCGCAGCGACGATGGCTTTGGTCTTGTAGTCGCACGCTTGGCACTCCAAATACCGCACCTGACGCTGCTCGTCGAGCGGGTGGCTAGAGCGTGTACGGATGCGTCCCTTGCCGCACTTCGGACAGGGATCACCGGGCTTTGCCACGCATGAAGCTCCTAGTTCAAGTCCGATGCGATGCCGTCAAGGACATCATTGAGATCGACAAGCTGCCGACGCAGGCTATCGGCCTCATCAAGAGCCTTGACCAGCTCCTCGTCCAGCTCGTCGGCAGTCGATCTCTTTTTCATCGCATCCAGCCTGGCCTTGAGCTCTGCAATGCGAGCCTTGCTTGAGTCCAGTTTTTGCGTCAGTTCTGATTTCTTTGCCGACGCAGACTTTAGCTGCGATTCAGCCGCTGCAACCTTTTGCTTTGCATCCGCAAGCTTTGAGCCGGCAGCAAGCTGGCTTTTTACTTCCGCCACCTTTTTCTGCAGCTTGGCAACTTTGTCGTTTGCTTTCTTGACCTCTCGGTCTGCTTCTTTTTGAGTTCCTTCGATGCGGTCCAGGTATCGCTCTTTGCGCTTCACGCTTGTCTTGCTTTGGTCTAGCTTGCCACCAGGCCCACCACCCGAAGGCCCGTCTGACAAAGTCCCACCTGCAGTTCCTCCGCCCGAACCACCCAAATCGCCAGACCCCGGGTCGCCAGATCCGCCACCCTTGCCGCACTTATTGCCTGCCTTAAATCCGCCGCTGCCAGTACCGCAGTTACGCACAAACGACTTAAGCCGAGCCGCAGTTAGCCGAATGGCGGCACTCATGGCCGCCGCCGTTTGCTGCTTGCGGGCTTGCGCAGCCACGCCGTCACTCTTCTCGCACCCACATCGCTGCTCTTCCAGCCAAGCCTGGAACGAACGCATGGCCACTGCTGCTGTTGTGCTCGGATACGCCGGCTGCACCACCGGCCCCAGTTCGTAAATCGTGGCGGCCCGCACCTCGCGGATCGCCCGGCCGCCTTCGTCGGTCACGAACGCCTCGCCGCCCTTGTCCACGCTGAACGTGAACGACGAGCCTTTTACGTCCCGACGCGAAATGAGCTCCACGATGTCGGCCCGGGTGGCCGGCGGCGTGACGATGTAGCCCACGCCCTTGTCGTCCGAGAACACCTCCAGCGTGCCGCTCGACTCCCGGCCCAGCAAGATGTCGGGGTTGTGGTTGTAGTAGCTCACCAGGTCGCTGCGGCCCCGCTGCCGGTTAAGCACCCCGTCGAAGGCTCCCGGCATAATCCGCTCGCGAAACCCGCCTAGGTCCACGCTGAGCCGGTTGTAGACCACGGCGTAGCCCTTGATGACCGGCCGCCCATCGGCGCGGGTCTCAATGACCAGCTCGTCGTCGGCCTCAAAGGGCATGTCACGCTTTTCGATGATGCCTTCCATGGCATTGCTCCTGTCGCCTTCTCGGTCCAGTTCTGCCACCTTGCGGGCCGCGAACGACTGCCCGGCGTCACCGCCCCACAGCAGCCACGCCACGAAGCCCGGCGTCTCCTTGCCCGCGTCATCCCAGCCCGGCCTGCGGTCGGACTCGTGCCGGGCAAACCAGGCATTCATCTCCCGCACCCAATCCTCGTTCATCTGCTCGCGTCGGCTCAGCCGGCCTGCACGGGCGACGGTCTCGGGCTTGAGCCCGTCGCCGCTCTTGCCCTCTTCGTGCAGCCTCAGGCCACGCTTGGCGGCCGAGGCCATGCCCTCCGTGGGAGTCAGGTCAACCGCCATCGGAGTCACCCTCCTCGTCCTCGGGCTCGTCCTCGGGCTCGTCCTCGGGCTCCGGTGCCGGCGGCTCGGCGGCCGGTGCGGCCGGCTCCTCGGGCTCCTCGCCTTCCGGCATCGGCCCCATGTTCTCCTTCAGCCGCACTTCTTCGGGCGTCATCCACCCGTTTCGCACGGCAACCTCGTATGCCTGGTAGCGGGTCGTGATGTCGCTCCGCAGCAGGCCCTCAACCAAGAACTCGGCATACAGGTCGTCATCGTCGCCGAGGATGTCCCGCTCAATGGCCCCTTCGATGCGACGCAGCCACGGCTGAATCGTGAACTTCTCAAAGCTCACCATTTCGCTAGCCAGGTTGCCCCACGTGGCCCGGCCCAACTCCTGCACCATGTGCGGCGGCATCTTCCAGATCCTGCACACGGCCAGCAGGCTTTGCATCCACAGCTCGGCCAGCTGACTCTCCTGGTTGGTGGCCGAGACGGTATCGACCTTGAGCCCGTTGGAGAGCACCGCCACCTCGCCTGCCCGTGACGGGCCGCGGTGCCGATTGTTCCACTGCTCACGCAGCTGCTCACGTACCTCACGCGGCAGGGCCTGCTCAGTGTGCAGCACCACGCCCGGCTGGGCGTTATTCCGGTAGAAGGTGGCGGCGTACTGCTCGAGCGACCGGGCCAGGCTAATGGCGTCCTTGCCCACGTCCACCGGCACCGCGCCGTTGACGCCGTCAAACGACAGCCACCGGACGTGCATGATCTGGTCGTCGCGGTACACCACCTGCTGCCCCGTGCCCGGCTTGCGGTACAGGTACGTCAGGCTGTGGTCATCTTCCTGCCGCACCTCCATGCCAGACGGGTGCAGTGGGTGCAGCTCGGTCACGCTTCCACGGGCACCGGG